CCAAACATCTGCGTGCTGGTGGTGCCCGGGCCAGAGACGTCGTCGACCATGTTGCCGCGCTGGGTCACCACGCCATACAGCGGCAGCACCGCGATGCCATTGCCACCGGCGGTCTGCGCCGCCTGGCGTTTGAGCTGGCGTGCGTCACGGTCGGCCATCACGCGGGCCAGGATGTCGTCGCCGGCCGGCTCGTTCCTGGCCCACCGCCCGAAGACGGCGGTCAATGCATTCAGTCGTTCCGGCATCAAGGCCCACGGCGTGGCCAGGAACTCGGCCAGCAGCAGTTCACGTTTCATCGTCATCTTCTCGGTCGTTGATCTTGTTCGGCTGCGCGTTGTCGTCATCGGGCGGCGGCGCCTGGAACGGCTGCTGGTTGGTGCCGGTCGCCCCCATGTTGAGCGCCACCAGCGGCTCGTCGAGCCCTGGCAGCGGCGCATAGTTCTCGGCCAGGCGCACTTCGTTGCGCGTGAGCGCGCCCATGCTGACCATCGCGGAGTAGTAGGTCGCCCGGCTGTTGGCGTCGCCGCGCATCAAAGCGGCGAAGTCGAATTCGCAGTCCAGCCCTTCGTTGTCGAGCATCAAGTCGGCGCGGATGCTGGCCTCCCAGCGCTCGGCCCAGGGACGCATGGTGTAGCGCACGAACTCGATCGACTGCTGCTCGATGTTGTTGTTGGTCGCGCGGTCCAGGTCCGCAATCATGTGCGGCGGCACGCGGAACAGGCGCGCGATATCGGTGACCTGGAACTTGCGCAGCTCCAGGAACTGCGCCTCCTTGTTGGTGACGCCGACCTCGTGGTACTTCATGCCCGCTTCCAGCACCAGCACCTTGCCGCGATTCATCGCGCCCTGCGCGTTCTGGTAGGACTCGCGGAAATTGTCTCGGGCGGGCTTGTCCTTGAAGGTGCCCGGATATTCGATCCAGCCACCGGTGGGCTTGGCATCGTTGGCGAAGAAGCGCGCGCCGTAGTCTTGGGCGGCTAACGCCAGGCCAAAGCTCTCGCGCGCCATCTCGATCGGCGACAGGCCGATCATGCCGTCAGAGGACAGTCCACGTAGATGCCAGACCGCGCCGCGCGGCAGGATGGTCTGGTTGCCGAAGCGGTCAAGGATGCGATAGCTGTACTCGTCGGCCTGGGTATTCGAGAGCACCAGACTGACTCGGTCCGGGTGGATCGGGATCAGGTCGGTGATCTCGCCAGCGGCATTGCTGACGATGCGACAGAACGCATTGCCGCGCAGCGCCAGGTGGCCCATCAGCATCTCGCGCCACTCGAACGGGTTTTGATACCGGTTCGGGCGGATATGGAACAGGCGGTACAGCCAGTGGTCGCGCACTTCCACCTTGCCGCGCTTGGAGCCGGGTCGATAGAGGATGAACGGCAACGAGGCCATGCTCTCGGCCAGGATGCGCACGCAGGCATAGACGGCGGAGAGCCGCAGCGCCGACTCGGACGAGATGCGCGCGCCGCTCATGCTGCGCACGGTGACCGGCTCGAACCAGAACGATCCCCACGGACTGCGATCGTCCGAGTCCGAGCGTGGCCCGAGACGTCGGAAGAAGTCGGCGACCTTGCCCATCACAGCACCATCAGCTCGTAGCTGCTGTCGATCACGATGCCGTCACCCGGTTTGATCGCACGCGAGATCGCCATGATCAGAGCGACGATGCCGTCGATCTTGTTCTCCGGGCGCTCCTTCCTCGGGTAAATGTTGTCCTTGGCGTCCAGATGCGCGACCACGTTGGAGGCCATCCAGGCCAGTACCGGATCGCCGTCGTGCACCAGCTTCCTCTGCAGCACAAGCGCCTCCAGGGTCTTCATCGGCTCGCTGAAATTGAGCACCGTCGGCCGCACCTCGATCATGGGCAGGCCCTCAGCCAGCATGCGGGTCGAGAGCTGCGTGGCCTGGAACGGGTCGAAGGCCACGGCCTGGATCTGAAAGCGCGAGGCCATCTCCGTCAGGTCGGCCTCGATCCAGCCGAAATCGATCACATTGCCGGGCGTCACGGTCAGCCGCCCGGTACGCATCCAGCCTGGGTACTGGCTGTTGCCGGCGGCCTGGACCGTGTCCTCGGGCAGGTAGTACTTGCCGAACACCGCGTAGGCATCAGCGATGTCGGGATGCTGGAACACCAGCACCAGCGCCGCGATGTCGGTCTTGCTGGCCAGATCCAGCCCGACCCAGCAGGGCTGGCCCTCGAAGGCGTCGAGATCGAGCGTGGAGTCGCCGCAGGCGTCCCAGGCCCGCATGTCCATCCACGCCGTGTCGGCGTTGACCCACTCGTTCAGGTGCTTGGTCTTGAAGTTGTTGATGGCGCTGGGCAACTGCATGGCCTTGGCCTGCAGCGGTCCCAGCACCTCCGGGCGCACCGAGATGCCCCAGTTGGGATTGGCCTTGATCAGCGCCGGCTCGGTATCCCAGGCGTCGCCGTCATCCAGCCCGTAGATGATCCCGAACTGGGTGTCGTCCTGGATCACCCCGTCGAGCAGCTTGGTGACGAAGGTGCGCACCTCGTAGCAGATGCCGGCGCGGTTGCTGCCGGCGGTGGTGATCACCCAGAGCAGTGAGTTGTCGCGTTTACCGGTGCCGGTTTCGACCACGTCATAGACCGTGCGCGTCTTGTGGGCGTGCAGCTCATCGACGCAGCCGAAGTGGATGTTCAAGCCGTCCAGCGTCGAGCCCTCGGCCGACAGCGCCTCGAACTTGGAGCCGCTGGCCAGCACATGCATGTTGTGCGCGCCGACGTTCACCGCGAAGCGGCTGCGAAAGCCGGCACTGCGCCGCGCCATGGTCTGCGCGTCGCCGAACACGATGCGCGCCTGGTCACGCGTGGTGGCCAGTGAATACACCTCGGCGCCCCCCTCGCCATCGGCGGCCAGCATGTACAGGCCCACCGCCGAGGACAGCGTGGACTTGGCGTTGCCGCGCGGCACCTCGATGTAAGAACGGCGGAACCGTCGCTTGCCGTCGGACTTCACCCAGCCGAACACCGTCGAGAGGATGAACACCTGCCACGGTTCCAGGCTGATCGGCTCACCGGCCAGCGGCCCCTTGACGTGCGGCAGCCGCTCGATGAAGGCGCACAGGTTGTCGGCGGGCTGAAAGGTCCGGCCTTCCTTGTCCTTCAACTTCGGGTTGAAGCGGTAGGGGCTGGCCTTGCCCGTGTACCGGGCCAGATCATCGAGCTGCCGGCGACAGGCCTGTTGCACCCAGCGGCAGGCCAGGATTTCTCCGGCCACCACCGCTTCGGCGTAGCGACGAGCGACGGTGGCGTAGTTAGAGCTCATCGGGCGAGAAATCCAAAGACTGGCGAACGCGCCGGACGGCCCCAAGGTCGCCCATGCGATGGCTTTGGCGCGGATGCTGTCGCCAATGCCGTCCGATGACGGGCAGGTGCAGCACTTCGCCTGCCTTGGCAACCAGCAGCGTCAGCAGCCAGTCGGAAAAATTGTTGATGTCGGTGGTTTCTTTCAGCACGGCTTCGACGGCCCATCGACGCATCACGATCAGGCCGTGCACATGACTGGCGCTGCCCTCGTGCTGCTGGCGGCTGTAGGGGAGGCGCCGCATAGCAATGTCTCGTCCACGTTCGTCGGTCAGCGTTTCGTCGGTGTAGGCCATCACGGCCTGCGGGTTAGCATCGAGCGCATCAGCCAGCTGAGTGAAGGTGCTGGCTTCGTACCGGTCATCGGGATCGACGAAGGACACCAGGGGCAAAGTGCCTTGCATGTAGCCAGCGGCACGCGCCTGGCCGATGCGACCAGGAATTCCCGGCAAGACGTGCAACTGGATCGGTGCGCCCGCGAGGCTGGCGATGCAGGCCTCGCGCCATTCATCAGGCTCGTTGAGGGTCAGCAGATGAACATCGATACGCGCTTGGGTTGCCATCATTCCATCTATCCCGCGATGTCCGCCCAAGGATCGAGATCGTCCTCAGCGGCTTCCATGGGCAGCGTGACACGGGAGCGCGATGCCGGCGTGAAGCCCATCTCGGTCGCGGCCTTGGTCATGATCTGCGCCTGTTTGTTGGCAATGGCGAGGTACGGCGACTGCATCGGCACGCCAGTGTTCGGCGCCTTCACGAGCAGTCCGGTCTTGCTGATGCCGGCCTGCGCTTTGCGGTACAGATCAGCGGCGCAGGCCCACACTTCAAGGACCGACATGTCGAGTTTCTTGAGCAGGTGCGGCGGTGCGCATTCCAGCGCATAGCGCCAGGCGGACTTCGCGCCCTCGCTCATGTACTCTGGTGGCTCGACCAGATCCCCTTGCGGCTTGGGCTCCCGCAGGTTGGTGCGGCACTTCTGCAGCGTGCCCTTGATTTGCTTGACGGTGGTGGGCAGCGGCTTGCGTCCGGCCATTGGATTCGGGTCCTCGCAGGGGGAGTCCCCCCTGTTTCAATTTGCACGCGGAAAAATTTGACGGGGCGCGCGGTCTTTTGCGAATCGCGCCCAAGGATTTCACCCCCTACCCGGGGGCATCAAAAGCTGTCGTTGCCGGGCGCCCCAGGCTTGAACGCCGGGTCACGCGGTTGGCGCGACTCCTGGGCCGTTTTGAGCACGTGGCAGCGGTGGCAGATCGCCTGGCAGTTGTCGGGGTGGTCGGCGCCGCCTTGTGACTTGGGCACGACGTGGTCCACCGCCACGGCCGGCGTCAGGCGTCCGGACCGTTTGCACGGCTGGCACAGCCCTTGGTCGCGTCGCATGACGAAGGCGCGCAGCTTTTGCCACTTCGCGCCGTACCCGCGCTGATGCGCACTGCGACGGTCCTGGTACCAGCCGACCTTGTTCCGCTGATGTTCGGCGCAGTAGCCGGAGCCGTCCTGGACCAGCTTGCCGCAACCGGGGTGGCGACAGGGCGTGGGGGCTTTGCGGGGCATCGATGGCCTGTTCAAGAAAGAAGCGACGAATGCGCCGAAACGACTTGTCTTCGTGGCGGATTGAAGCGTTCATGCGAACACCATCAACCACGTCGACGGAGATCCAAATGACCACTCAGCTCACACCCGCCCAACACGCCATCCTGGCCTATGCCCATCAACACACCGAGGGCAAGATCACCTGGTTCCCGGACCACATCAAAGGCGGCGCGCGCAAGAAGGTTCTCGACGGACTGTCCAACCGCACTCTGATCACGAACACCGGCGACGACTGGTTCATCGCCGCCGAGGGTTACGAGGCGCTGGGCGTACCGCGCAAGGCGCCGGTCAGCGCCAAGGCGATCGACGAGGCCATCGAACAAGCCAAGCCGCGCACGCGCGAGAACAGCAAGCAGGCCCAGGTGATCGCGATGCTCAAGCGACCGGAGGGCGCCACCATCGCGCAGATCGTTGAGGTGACTGGCTGGCAGCCGCACACGGTGCGCGGCACCTTTGCTGGCGCCTTCAAGAAGAAGCTGGGCCTGACGATCACGTCGACCAAGGTGAACGGCGGCGAGCGGATCTACGCCATCACCGGCTGATCCGCCTCCGGCACCGTTCCGAATTTCGCGCCATCACTGGCGCGTATCGCTTCTTGCCCCGTGTAGTCCTGCCAGCGGCGCACGATCACATCGACATACTTCGGATCGAGTTCGATCAGACGGGCACGGCGGCCGGATTTTTCGCAGGCGATCAGCGTGGAGCCGGAGCCGCCGAACGGATCGAGCACGATGTCTTTGGTCTTGCTGCTGTTGCGCACCGCGCGCTCGACGAGTTCCACCGGTTTCATGGTCGGGTGCAGATCGTTCTTGGCCGGCTTCTTGATGTTCCAGACGTCGCCCTGATCACGGGCGCCACACCAGTAGTGATCGGTGCCGTCACGCCAGCCATAGAGGATCGGCTCGTACTGGCGCTGATAGTCGGCGCGTCCGAGGGTGAAGGTGTTCTTGGCCCAGATGATGAAGGTCGACCAGCGACCGCCGGCAGCGCGGAAGGCCGATTGCAGGGTGTCGAGTTCGCTGGAACTCATGGCGACATAGACGGCGCCCTTGGTGACGCCCAAGATGTTCTGGCAGGCGGCAAGCAGGAATGCTTCGAAGCCGTCGCCCAGGTTGTCGTTCAGGATCGGACGATTCTTGCCGCGCAATTTGTCCTTGGCCGTGTTGGCGTAGTTCACGTTGTACGGTGGATCGGTGAAAGCCATGTCCGGCAATTCGTCACCGAGCAGCAGCTTGTAGTCGTCCGTCTTGGTGGCGTCGCCACACAGCAGTTTGTGATCGCCCAGCAACCACACGTCGCCCGTTTTGGAGATGGGTGTTTCAGGCACTTCCGGCACAGCATCGTCGTCGGTGAGCCCGTCCTTGGTAGCTTCGTCGCCTGCGATCAGCGCTTCCCATTCGTCGGGAGAAAAGCCTGTCAGGCCGAGGTCGAAGCCGGCGTCTTTCAGCTCGGACAACTCAATGCCCAGCAGTTCGTCTTCCCAGGAGGCGTTCTCGCCGATCTTGTTGTCAGCCAGGATCAGCGCCCGACGTTGGGTGTCCGTCAGATGCTCCAGCGGGACGACCGGAACCTCCGTCATGCCGAGCTTGCGGGCAGCCAGCAGGCGACCGTGGCCGGCGATCACATTGTTCTTGCCATCGATCAGGATCGGCGCACCCCAACCGAACTCGCGGATGCTGGCGGCGATCTGCGCGACCTGGGCATCCGAGTGCTGCTTGGCATTGCGGGCGTACGGGATCAGCGAGTCGATCGGACGGTAGTGGATCTGCAGCGCGCTCATCGGCATTCATAAATGAAAAGCCCGCCGAGAGCGATGCTCCGGGCGGGCTACAAGTCGATTCGATGCGAGACACAGCTCTCGCAACCATAGAGAGAATTTACCCTCGATCGCCGCAAAACGCGACACGCCGGAAAGCGTGCAATCCCATCAAGCGTTAGCAATGGCTGGCGCTCGTTAGCAGCCACCAGCAACTTCACTTAATTTCCCGATGCCAGATGGAGTGCCACGAGATGCAGGGCCATGTCCCACCGTCGTTGTGCCGTGCGCGGTGCACAACCGAAGCGCTTGGCGATCTCTGACCAGCGATACCGCTCCGCCCGCATCCACACGAGGTGTCGTTGGTCCATCTCCAAACACTGCACCCATCGCATGACCTCCAGCATTCTGTCGACATCGGCAGGGCTCGGCGGAAAACGGATGGGTGCAGGATCGTCGGAGGCCAGGCGTTCGAACTCCGTGCGCACGATCGTCGGCCAGACGTTGAAATAGCCTTGCACCCGCACAGGGGGCAATCGATGTGCAGTGCGTGCAGCCTCGACAAAACGATCTGCAAGTTCATCGATGCTCCATTCAGCCATGGCGACGCTCCTTGTTCCCATACAGGCGGTTGCCAATGCGACGGAGCAGCTCACGCTCGGACCAGTCGAGTCGTGTGTCCTCGGGTGAAATGACGAGGATGTGCTGGTCGAGCCATCCCTCGCGTTTGATCTCTTCGGGATCTCGTCGGGGCTCTGGCACGAGCCGTCCCAGCGGGCTGCGGTACTGAGGTGTGGGGATCTTCATGTCACACCTCCTGCCCATCGTGGTAGATCTGGATGGCCCAGTGCAGGATCGCCAGGGCATCGGCCTCGTTGTCATCCGTAGGCGCATATCCAAGAAGCCGGGCGGCAGCGATCATGTCGTCCTTGCTTGCGTTGCCTTTGCCGGTCGCGTGCTTCTTGATCGTGCCAACCGGAACGCCCTGGTACGGGATCTGATGGTGTTCGCACCAGGCAGTCAGATGGGCCATGAAACCGCCGTAGGCGTGCGCGGCATCGACGCCGGCATGACGACGGACCTCTTCGAAGAACACGGCATCCAAACCATCAGCAACCTGCTTGAGTTCGGTGAGCCAGCGTTTGAAGCGGAGGTAGCGCATGCCGCCACCCTCGAAGCGCTGTGGCTTGAACCCTTCGGTTCCACTGCTGATGTCGCCGTCACGGTCCAGCAGAGCCCAACCGGTCTGGGTGCCGAGATCCAGCGCCAAGATCGCGTTTCCGTTCGCCGGCAGACCGCCCCCATCCCGACCTCCAGGCAAACCTCCACGTAAGGTAGAGGGAACTGCTGTTCCCTCTCCTACGTAGTAGGAGGGGGAGTTTTCGCCAACTTGGAATTCCCGGAAAACCCAGTATCCATGCGGGTTTGCTGAAGTTGGCAAGTTGGCGGCGCTGCCAACTTGCCAATTTGCCGACAACTCCGCAAGGCGTTGATTTGAAATGGATTGAAGTTGGCAGGTGTTTGCCAACTTGCCGACGTCGGCAAAAAGCAGGGGGAAGTTGGCAACGGTTTTGCCAACTTGTCGATGCGTGTTCATGCGGGCTCCTGAGGATCGTTGATGTCGTCTTGGTAAACCCACACCTCGGGGTTCTCGACCGGCAAGGCGGCCCCCGATTGCGGGCATTTGAAGTGGGTGGGCTGTACGGCGAGTTCGCGCAACGGCACTTCGCCGGTGTCTGGATCGGGTTCGCCAGCGACCGAGCGCAGGACCATGCCTTCCACGCAGAGGTAGCCGAATTTGGTGCGGGCTGGCGGCAGGCCGTAGTCGACTGCATTGCGGAAATACTTGATGTAGCCCTGCGTCGAGAGCGCAGAAAGCCGCTCGCGGATCGTGCGCTCGCCGCCGAGCCCCGCCTTGCCTTCGAAGCCTTCGGCGAACTGATTGGCGGTGTAGCAGCGACCCTGCGCAGCCTCATCGAACAGGATCTGCAGGATCACATCGCGTTTGCGGCGGCGTTCGGCATCGAGCCGCTGGCCATACTCCTGCATGACCAGCCGCTCATTGGGTTCGACCTCGCGCCACTCCCCCTGCACCTTGTCCACGTGCTTGAGGGGGATGCCCGGCCCATTGCGCAATTCGAAGATGAGCTGCCGCGTCGTGCGCAGCTCGTCGGGCCGATACAGCAGCATTCCGCTCGAGTAGTAGCCGCGCAGGCTGCCGGCACCGGCCAGAGCCTGGAACGGGTCCTCCTCGAACTGCTTCTTGCCCAGCTTCCTCGTGTGGTGGGCCAGGATCACCCCGGCATCCGGATTCACCGCCTGGCGAAGCCGGTCCACCCGTTGCGAGAGAAAAAACAGCATCGCGCCGTTGTCGTTCTCGCCACCGGCGTCGCCGCCATCGAACACATTGCGGATGGGATCGATGGCGATGATGTCCGGAGGCTCGCCACCAAACGCATTCGCAATGGCAGGAATCACCTGCGCGAGGCCGGCGTCGTCCAGCACGAGGCGCAGCTGGGGCGTGGCCACGAAGTTCGCGCGGGCATCCAGGAGCCGGCTGGGTGGAATGCGCAGCTCTTTGACCCGTTCGCGCAGGTAGTGGTACTGCACCTCTGCCTGCAGGTAGAACACGCGCAAAGGGCGTGACGGGCGCATGCCGAGAAAGGCGGCACCAGCGGCCATGTGGGTCAGCCAGGCCAGCAGGAAGTCGCTCTTGCCGACCTTGGGCGCGCCGCCGAAGACCAGCATTCCGGCCGGCGTCAGCACGCGCGGCGAGATGAGATCAGGCGGCAGCGGCGAATCGTCATCCAGCAGCGCGCCCAGCGTGAATGTCGGCAGCATCGGCAATGCCGCCTTGACCACGCGGCGCTCGCCCTGCGCGATGAACCCATCGCAGTCGAAGCCTTCGGCGACGGCATCAGCCGCGTCCCACTTGTCGGGCTTGTCGGATGGCGGCACCAGAATGGCTACGGAAGCGCAGCCCGCCGCGACACAAGCGCGTGCGGCGTTCTCGGCGTAGTCCCAGCCCGGCGCGTCGCGGTCTGGCCAGATCAGCACCGAGCGGCCAGCGAGCGGTCGCCAGTCGGTTTTGTCGATCGGCGCCCTGGCCCCGTTCATCGCGGTGGTGGCCGCAATGCCGCAGGCGATTAGCGCATCGGCGCATTTCTCGCCCTCGACCAGCACCACGTCCTGCAGCTTTGAGATTGCCGGCAGGTTGTAAAGCGGGCGCGGATCGGGTGCCCGCCACATCCGGGCGCGCACGTCCCAGGGGCGGTACTCCTTGCCGGTCGGTGGGTCGTAGCGGTACACACAGGCGATCAGCTCGCCCTCGGGCGTGAGGTAATCCCATTTCGCGGTGTAGGGGCCAAGCTCATCGACAGCAACGGTACGGACCGCGTGAGGAGCAATGGACTGCGCAGGCGGTGCGACTCCCAGCCACTGGCGAATCTCCGTGGCAAGACGGGGAAAATCCTGGCGCGTGGACAGCCCCTGGGATCGTGCCCACAGGTCGATGACATCACCGCCATCGTCGGTGGCGAAGTCCTTCCACAAACCGCGACGAGCGCCGTCGAGCTCGACGACCAGGCTTTTGCCGGGTGAGCCGTCGGTGTCGCCGACATAGAACTTGCCGCCCCGCATGCGGCCTTGGGGGAACAGGTAGTGCAAGACGGCTTCGAGCCGATCCAGCAACCCGGTACGCAACGTCTCCGTGTCATTTACGAGTTCATTTCGAGGTTCGGCCGCGTCGTTGAAGTCGAGCCACACGATATCGTTCGTCGTCACGTCGCCCCCCAGCAGCGGTCTTGCCAGGAGCACGACTTGCACTCGAAATGGGTCGGGGTCGTTGCATGGCGTGGCAACAACTCGCCGGCATCGGATGCGGAAATGACCCGGACCGCGCGATCGGACATGCGCTGGGCCAGTCCGCCGTCAAACGGCACCAGCTCGAACCAGATCTCCTGCGAATCCTTGTTGATCGCGGTGAACAGCGCGGGGTTGCGCGATATGCCGGGAATGGCGGCTTCCATGTAGGCCTGGTAGATCGCCATCTGCGCTGCGTACACCGGCTTGGACCGGGCGACGCCGAGCTTGACCGTGTCCCGCCAGGACTTGTCGTTCATGGTCTTGCATTCCCATAGCGACGGGCACCGGAGCCCGAGCTCGCCTGGGGCGGCGTTGATCACACCGTCGACATGGCCCTGGATGCGGCCGCCCGCCACGGAAAAGCCGAATTGGCCTCCGCCGGCCTTGCGGGTGTACAGGTCGAAGCCAGCCAAACGCAGCCAGCGAACGGCCAGGTCTTCGAGCGCATGCCCGACCTCAAACACGCGCAGGATGCGACCGGGAATTTCACGGCCGGGATCGACCGGCGTGCGCAGGTACTCGTACTGCAGCGCGCGCTCGCAGGCCACACCCAGCCGCGAAGCGCCGAGGTAGGTGCGCGGTGCCTGTCCATCACGATCGCTAGCGAGGGCGGCATCGATGAGAGCGCCGATCTGTTCGTGAATCTTGGGGCGGTGGTTGAAATCCAGCATCAGAACGGCACTCCCTTCGGAGCGGCTTGACCTTGACGGGCCAGGCGCTCCTCCAGGAAGGCACGATCCTTGGCGGCCATGCGCTCGTGCTCTTCGATCATCTGGTCCTGATAGGTGGTGACGACGACATCGATCAGGGTCAGCACCTCATCCCGCGTGTAGTCCGCCAAGGGCCGCTCCATGCCGATGGAGCCGACGTACTCACCCAGCGGCGACAGGCACGCCCGCATGGCTGCCAGTTCCATGTCACTCGGATCGATCATGCGTGCCTCCGTCTTGGTCATCAATTTGCAGAACGCGTCCTGGCAACGGCGCGAACAGAACACCCAGCGATCTGAGTAGCGTTGTGGGTCGCCCGGTTTGAACCGAGGGTTGGACCAGCCATAGCCCTTGGCCTTGCGGTAGCAGATCGCGCATTTCAAGCGGCCTCCCGATGGCTTTCGTTGGCCGCGACCACTAGCCGCTGAATTGACGATTTGTTGAACTGGAACGCCAACAAGGCCGATGCCTGGTAGCGGGTCATGCCGAAGTCCACCCGCATGTGCTCTGGGAGGTAGCGCAGTTGCTTGTCGGTCGGCGGCTCGTTCAGCCAGCGCCGGGTCTTGTGGGCGGAGTCGGCGGATTCGTGGTCGTTGAGCCAGTCGTCGGCCTTGGCCATGCACACCGTGCGCTCGCCGACGGCCAGCAGGTGTGGCCTCAAGTCTTTCCCGCCGCCGACGGCGTGCCAGCGGCCATTGAGATAGAAGATGCCGCCCCATGCGCTGAACCCCGTGGCCATCAGCGCGTCGTCATGCCCGAACAGGTCGCACCAGCGGAAGTTGGAGCGCTTGAGCAGATCGATCTCGCTCATGACGAAGTCCGTCAGTACGCCAAGCTCCTGCGGCTCGCGCTCCCACACGTGGCCGCACAGGGGGCACTCCATGCAGGCCAGCGGAACGATGGCACCACACTCCGGGCAGTCCTTGGTCGGCGCATCACCGTCGCCCGGATGCCCGTCGAGGTTAATTTCCTGTTCGAGAGATCCGTGCATCAAGCTGGCCGTACCGAAATCCAGCACGATGCAATCGGTCTTGATGACGCCCGGGAACTCCTCGGGGTCCACGGTGCGCAGACCACGGCCGACCATCTGGATGAAGGTGGACTTGTAGGAACTGGGACGCAGCAGGACGACGCAACTGGTGGGCGTGTAGTCATAGCCCTCGGTCAGCACCGCGACATTGACCACGACCTGGGCGTGCCCGGACTCATACTCGGCCAGGCGCGCTTTGCGATCGGCGTCGGACAACTCGCCGTGGATCAGCACGGCGTGTATGCCCGATTCGACAAAGGCATCACAGACGTTCTGCGCATGGGCGACCGTGGAACAGAAGACGATGGTCTTGCGCGACGACGCATTCGCCTTCCAATGCTTGATCACCGCCTCGGTGATCAGGCGCTTGTCGAGAATGGAGGCGACCTCGTCCATGTCGAAGTCCATCGCGGTGCGGCGGACGTTGCGCAGTGCGTCCTGTACGCCGACGTCGATCACGAAGGTGCGCGGCGGAACGAGGTGCCCGGCGGCGATCATTTCGCCCAAGGTGATCTGGTCTGCCACGTTGGAGAAGACCTCGCGCAGCCCCTTGCCATCACCGCGATTCGGGGTGGCGGTCAGGCCGCAGACGCCAGCCCGAGGATTGCGGGCCAGCACCGTGTCGATGACGGCGCGGTAGGTCGGTGACGAAGCGTGGTGCGCCTCGTCGATCACGAGCAGATCCAGGGTAGGCATCTGGTCGAGGTGCGTCTGGCGCGACAGGGTCTGCACCATCGCGAACGTCGCTTGGCCGCGCCAGGACTTCTCGTTGGCATCGAACACCGACGTGCTCATGCTCGGATTCACACGCGAGAACTTGTCGCGGTTCTGACCGGTCAGTTCAGTGCGATGGGCGAGGATGCAGGCCTTCGCATCGGGCTCGGCCAACACCCTGCCGGTGACTGCCGACAGCATGATGGTCTTGCCCGACCCGGTCGGTGCGACAGCCAGCGTGTTCCCGTGCTCGTCGAGCGCCGCAAGCGTGCGCTCGATCAGGAGGGATTGGCGGGGACGGAGCATCATGAGATTAGCCCTCCGTCACTGCGCCCAGCTGGGGCGGCCCGAAACGGGTGCTCGGCCGGTGGCCTGTGCATACGCGTTGGGAGCGCTGGCAGCGGGGGACGTAGGTGCTGGCTGACGCGCACCGCCCATCAGCGCGGCGTAGTCCTTGTGGTCCGGCGTGACGGCGGCCTTGATGACGCTCTTGTCCTGACCGTTCTTGTCCTTCTCCCAGTCGACCTTGCCCAGGAACTCGATGCCATCCAGATCGGCGAATCCACCGATGCGTCGCGCGTTCTGTGCGGCAGGGCTGTTGTCGCCGGGGTGCACCCCACGCGCCGAGTTGAGGACCGCCTTGACGAAGGTGCGGCCCATGTTGGCCCATTCCGGCCCCTTGGGGCTGTGCAGGCCGATGAGCGACCACATCTTGCGGCGGGCGAACTCGCCGTCCGTCACGACGAACTCGCAGCTGAGGTAGACCGAGCCGGTCTCGGCATTGCGGGTGGCATAGCCGCCAGTCCACCCTTGCGACGCGTCATCGAAGCCGCCCGGGCGGATGGTCATGCGGACGCGGACCAGGGTGCCCTTCGGGATCAGATCGAAGGACGTCTGTTCGGAAGCGGAATTGAAATCGAAATAAGTCATATCAGGACTCCTGAGTCGAAGTGGATTCGGGGGCGGCAGCTGAATCAGAGGCAGACGCCGGATTGGGACGGGCGAAATCGAGTCGCTCGGTGGCGGGCCTCGCGGGGCCGGCGATCTTTTCCATCAGGCGGCCGAGATGCGGCTCCTCGATGGCGTCGAGCCGACCGGAACGGTCCTTGGCCGGGTAGTTCCATGGGTTGAGCGTGTGGCAGACGAATGCGCGGTAGCCGCTGCCGTCGTCGGCCTTGAGCTCGGCGAGGGTCACGACCTCGTCGACGATTCCGGGCAGCTCGAGGCCGGTCTTGGAGCCGTCGATCTGCAGCGAAAACACCCGGCGGTTGAAGTCGTCCAAGGCCTCGTTCAAGATGCCGACGAACCACACGTTCTTGCGGCGCGTGTGCTGCAAGTGGGTGAGCCAGCCGATCATTTCCTGGCCCATCAAACCGTAGGCGCCACGGCTGTCTGGCTTGCCGGTCTTCTCCGAGTAGGCCTGTGGCTGGCCCTTGCACCACTGCAGGCACAAGCGTCCGGCCACGGTGATCGAGTCGACGAAGACGGTCTCGTACTTGTCCAGAGCCGACGGGTCGCCAAAGCGATCGCAGACCGCGTCGAAGTGCGCCTGGCTGTAGGGCTGGTCCTCGCGCAGTGCCGGGTTCGGGCCGCCGATGAAGACGGCGAAGTCGCGGCATTCCTGCCATGTCCGTGGGCGGATCGCGTCGCCCGCCCAGCCTTCGACGGCGAGATCGCCGGCCTCGAGGTCGAAGAACAGCGTCGCCGTTGGCTTCAAGGTCCAGAGCTGTGAGGTCTTGCCGATGCCGCTCTTGCCAACGAGCACGCCCTTGACGCCACGGCGCTCTGCGAGACGCTGGTCTGCGGTGATGATGGGCAGACTCATTTCCGGCCTCCTTCACCACCCAGATCGGCGAATGCAGCAGCCACCGTGGTGACGCCCAAGGCGCCGCGCTTGCGGGCCAGGTCATACAGATCGCGCAAGCCCTGCAGGCGGCGGTGTTGAACGCGGGACTCGGCTTCCATGCCCTGGATCGCGAAGGCCAGGTCATCAACGGTCGCGTCCTCCAGCGGGCGCACCACCTCGTCGGCACGGTTGTCACCGAGCGCCGGGATGCGGATCGTTTCCGGCAGATCGCGCAGGTACATCTCGGGCTGCTTGCGCAGCAGCTCGATCAACATGGTTTTGGTTTTCATTGGGATCACTCCTGAATCAATGCAAGACGGAACCCGGGCTTGCCGGTCTTGAGCGTTCGCGCCGAGGCGAACGCGGTCTTCAGCGTCTCGGGCCAGGCGTTGAACTTGGTTTCGGAGACGCGGTAGCTGATCTCGACGTACTCGGCGGGGTCTTCGCCGTTGGCGGCGATGCGGCGGGTGATGTCGCCCAGCTTTGCCTGGTCCCACTCGACTTTCTTGGGCAGGTCGGCAGTGATACGGATACGGCCGTCATCGAAGTGCACGACGCCGGTGTCTTTGCCGGCCGCCAGGCGCAGTTCGTGCGCGCGTTGGGCGTACTTCAGATCCAGGGCGCGATCGACGTGTTCGACGATGGCTTTGGCAGCGGCCAGCAGGTCAGCTGCGTCGTTCTTCAGTTGGAAAAGCGACTCGCCGGATTGCTGGGCGAGTTCGCCGGCCGGCGTGGTCAGCACTTGATCGGGGGAGAGGAGGTTCATGCCGCACCTCCCGCTTCGACGCGCTCGGACGTGCTCTTGCGCAGGCTCTCGGACTCGAAGGCTTCGACGTCCTCAAGGCGGTACAGGACACGCCCTTGCAGTTTCAGAAAGACCGGACCGATTCCTTCGGACCGCCAGCGTTCCAAGGTGGCTTCGCTGACGTCCCAACGGTCGGCCAATTGGCGTTGGTTGAGGTGTTTGACACTCACGTTTTTCTCCTTTCAGGTGATTGCGAAAACGTGAGGTCATCTTCAAATTCGGCCTGTACGGGCGTCAGCCACCGCCATGTACGGGCTGATGTACGGGCTCAGCCAAAACAGGAAAAAGTGGGACCCAGAAAGCAAAAAACCGCCCGAAGGCGGTTGTGCGTGAGGATGAATGTCGGCGCTGGTTCATTCCAGCTTGATGCCATACCCATCGTCGTCATGTTCGATGTAGTCGAGCCACTGGCTGTTGCTGCTGAAGATGCTCGGAACCCGCTTGCCGCGTGCGGCCTCCCGTGAACCGTGAGCCGCGACCAGAATGTCTCCCGCAGAAACTCGCGCGCGACCGTTTTCGAACTGTTCGACCAGGTACTTCACCACGGCGACCTGCTTGGCACCCTTGATGGCCCAAGGCTTGTCGGCCTTGGTGGCGATGACCAGTGTGTTGGAGTACGGGTCGAAGCGAACCGGGAGGGATTTTTCCTCTTTGCTGCCTGCCGGTGCGACCAGCAAGCGGTGGATCAGGTCGGTATCAAGGTGTGGCTTGACCGCGTAGTCCACCAGAACGCTGGCAATCGGAACGATGCGGTAGCTCCGGGGCGGCGGCACGATGTCGGGCAGGGCTTGGCCCGTTGTGAAGATCAAGCCCTGTTCGGGTTGTGATGCCGCACGGAAATGGTCGAAGACCCGATCGATGGATGAAGAAAGCGCTCGCGCCAGCCATACGTCGACCTGCGCATCGGCTATGCGCATCTTGCCGAGATTCCACAGCACGCCACCGATGGCAGGCGCCGTGATGCCACGTCGATGTGCCTGTGGAATTCCGAGCAGGTCCGCCAGGTAGTTCAGCAGCTTGGTGTCGGTGATGGCATGGACCGCCACCAGATCGGCAGACACGTATTTGGTACGGAAGGTCTCGGGGCACCGGTAGCGATAGCGTCCCGGGTCATCGTCTTCCTCGATTTCAACCGGCACGCTTTCGTCACCTCTGGGCGCCGGATAGCATCCGGCATAACCGATACGTTCGGTCCATTGCGCGAGATCCCGGTCGGAGAGCGTCGCGCGGCGCGACAGATCCCAACCGGGCACACCATGCAGTCGCTGACCATCTCCATCGGCTATGGCATCGGCCGATCGCTCGAAGAGATCGAGCAAATCAAGCAACGAGCGCGTCGACAGGCTCTTCGGCGACATCTGTGATTTCCTTCACCAACTGCCACTTGGCCAGCAAACGGTCGCACAGCGCCCGATCCTTTTCGCGCTTGGTCTTGACGTTGCACTTGTTGTCGTCACGCAGGATCACCGTGATCGTGCGCGCACGTTCCTTGCCGACCTTCTTGATGCGGATCGACAGCTTTGCGTAGTTGAGATGGTGGTTGCGGAAATCGAACGACAGGGAGATCAGTGAGCGGGCGGCAGTGTAGATGTCGTCGACGTCCTTGGACCAGATTTTCACCAGCAGGGACCGGTGGTTGGCCAAGGTGTAGCCGAGTTCGATCACCTTGACCGACGCGACGTCCTCGCCGGACAGATCGAAGGTGCGAGGGGCAGCCAGGCTCTGGTAGTCATATTGCTTCAGCGGAATCTTGTCGCCGGTGATGGGCGACTGCAACAGCGAGTCCGCAACGATGCGGGCCAGCGCCTCGCGGCCATCCGTGTCTTTGGACAGGACCTCCAGATGGCCGTTGGCCGGCTCATAGGTGATGTGCGAGGAGACCGCACGGATGACTTCCTGCGGCACCAGTTCGCTGGCCTGGACGCGGTCGATGATCTCGGGCGGGCGGTTGTGATGCACGCTGACCTGGTACAGGTCGACGTCTTCGCCGGTGAGTGTGTCGGGGCGCAGCCGCTTGAAGACCTGGACGGCGACAGTGTCCGCCGCGCAACCAAGGTGCTGAGCGACGGCCTGATGGAATGCCTGCCGCGCTGTTGCGTCGTCCAGCACCGTGAGGTCCTTGGGCGCGACGTAGCCGGAATAGCACGACGCGCTCTGGCGGAACACGTCGGCCTGGCGAGCGTTCAAAGCCTCCTCGAAGAGCGCGGGCTCATGGAGGTGAAGCCACAGCGCGCGCTCATATTGATTCGGGATGGCGGCAAACGCCGCTTTTTCTGCGTCGCCGAAGATGTCCTGACTGATGCCTTCGATGACGTCCTGCCCGGCGCCGTCCGACAGCAGCACGATGCGCTCGGCCACTTCCTCGATCTTCTGGCGCTCGCTCACCGTCAGGGCCGACAGTACCGGCTCCATGACGGCGCGCTGGTCCTGTTTGCCCTGCTTTTTGTCCAGTTCCGGCATGGCCAGACCGAATTCCCCCACCATGAATTCACGGAAGACTGCCGGCGGCAGGTGGCCGAGCAGCTTGGACAGATTTTCAGCATCGTTCATCGACATTCCCCCTTTGCAAGGTTTTGATTGGGTTGGCACCAGCCCAGGCCCCCGTCTTCTTGTTGGGGATTTCAGACCGATAACGTTCGGCGTACCGAACGATTCAGATTATTTCCGGTCGGATAGTGGTTTGTCAAGCAGGTACAGTTTTGTTCGGTATGGTGGTATCATTTTTGGGTTGAAGCAGACGAATGAGGAGAAGACGGTGCCATCCCCCCTGGGCGACAAGATCCGTGCACTGCGTAAGCAGAAGAAGCTCAGCCTTGAACAGCTGGCGGAGTTGACCGAGTCCAGCAAGAGCTACATCTGGGAGCTGGAGAACAAAGACGATCCGAAACCGTCGGCGGACAAGATCAGCAAGATTGCGGCGGTGCTCGAGGTGACCACAGAGTTCCTGCTCACCGAGTCCTCGGCGACGCCAGACGAGGCTGTGCTCGATGAGGCGTTCTTCCGCAAGTTCAAAGCCATGTCCGAGCCGGACAAGAAGAAGATCCGCAAAATTCTCGATGCTTGGGAAGACGACGAGTGACCGAACACAAGAAACCGATGGCCGAGGCCAACCGCATCTCGAAGATGCTCAACGCGGTGCTTGGTACCGAACGATTTCCGGTGAAGGTCGATGAGCTGGCGCTGGAGTATTCGCGCCAGTGTTTTGCCGCGTCGCCGATCGACAAGGTTCAGGGAGAAGACCTGGACGGTTTCGACGGCATGTTGGCGGCCAACAAGTCGCGCTCGAAATGGCTGATCCTCTACAACAGTGCAACAGCCTCGGAAGGTCGGAAGCGCTTCACCATTGCGCACGAGTTTGGACATTACCTCCTGCACCGCCACCAACAGGATCGCTTCGAGTGCGGTGGCGACGACATCGAAACCGGGGACAACAATGAGCGCGACATCGAGGTCGAATCGGACTCGTTCGCCTCGACCCTGTTGATGCCGCTGGATGATTTCCGGCGCCAAGTGGATGGGCAGCCGATCAGCTTCGATCTGCTGGGTCACTGCGCCGATCGCTACGGTGTTTCGCTGACAGCCGCCGCCTTGCGCTGGACCGAAATCGCCCCGAAGCGCGCCGTGTTGGTAGCCAGCCGTGACGATCACATGCTGTGGGCCAAGTCGAATGAGGCGGCCCTTCGGTCCGGCGCATACTTTGCCACCCGCAAGAACACCGTCGAGTTGCCTCGCCAGGCGCTGGCCCACAGCTACAACGGCTGGGACGCAGGCGATCAGCAGACGGGGCGCGCACAGTCCTGGTTTCCAAGGGAGCCCGCGAGCATGCCCGTCACCGAAATGACCCGCGTGGCCGGGCAGTACGACTACACACTGACGCTGCTGTTGATGCCCGATGCCGAATGGCAACGGCCTCGGCATGATGAAGAGGCTGAGGAGGACACCTTTGACCGATTCATCCGCAACGGCCAATTCCCTGTGCGATAGATCATGAGCGCGCGCAACTGGCTGTTCAGTTCCCGCTTCCGCCGTCACGCCTTCGGCTGGCGATCCGACACGCCGATTCAGCGTATCAAGGAAGTCCTCGCCCAACATTTGCCGGGCTGATTCGCGCGCGGTTTGGGCTCTGACGGCACTGCGTTCTGGCTGCGCCGATACTGTGTATTCGCAGCGGCCCGCACTAGTACGCCTGCGCCCGAAACTCCCTCATGGTGTCGGTCAGCATTCGTCCGGAGAATTTCGCTATTCAAGCGAGTTTGACGGAGAGGACCGACACCGATGCACGCAATCAACCAAATACCACCCGACCGGATGACCCCCGAACAGCGTCGGCGCGAGCTCGCGTCGTTGCTGGCAAATGGGATCGCGCGCCTTCGACTGGCCGACGATCTCCGGTCCGCAGATAGTGCTGAAGATAGCGAAGTTTTACTTGGCTTTCATGGCAACCAGAGCGTTCATTCAGACACCGTCAACAACACAAAAACGGAGTCCTGATGAGAACGAATACAAGCACCTTCACCACGTCACCCTCGGTGGCTGCGCAGATCGCACGATTGCCCGAGCTTCCTATGCCGGAAATCAAAGCGCTCTGGCTATGGCTCTTCGGCGGCGATACGCCCACCCACAACCGCCAGTTTCTCGAGCGCCGCATTGCCTACCGCCTGCAGGAGATGGAGTTCCGCAAGGTCGATGTCGGCCTGCTGGAGCGCAACAAGCGCCGCATCGCATCCTTGATCGAGACCGGCAAGGTCAAGAAGCGCGATCGCGACTACCGACCGGCAGCCGGGACCGTGCTGACCCGTGAGTACCAGGGCGTTGAGCACCGCGTGATCGTGACCCAGGACGGTCAGTACGACTTCCAGGGCCGGATGTACCCGAGCCTGTCGATGATCGCCCGCGAAATCACCGGCACGCGCTGGTCTGGGCCGCTGTTCTTCGGGCTCAAGGCACCCGCCACACCCAAGACGAAGGCGAAGAAGGGAGCGCGGCGATGAGCGAAGTTTTGAAGCGCCGCATGCGCTGCGCCGTCTACACCCGCAAGTCCACCGATGAGGGGCTGGACCAGGAATACAACTCCATCGACGCCCAGCGCGATGCCGGCCACGCCTACATCGCCAGCCAACGCGCCGAAGGTTGGATTCCTGTCGCAGATGACTATGACGATCCGGCGTTCTCCGGCGGCAACATGGATCGTCCCGCACTCAAGCGGCTGATGGCGGACATCGAGGCGGGCAAGATCGATGTGGTCGTCATTTACAAGATCGACCGCCTCACACGCAGCCTTGCCGACTTCTCCAAGATGGTCGAGGTGTTCGAACGCTACGGCGTGTCCTTCGTGTCGGTCACCCAGCAGTTCAACACCACCACGTCGATGGGGCGACTGATGTTGAACATCCTGCTGTCCTTCGCCCAGTTCGAGCGCGAGGTCACGGGCGAGCGCATCCGCGACAAGATCGCCGCCAGCAAGCGCAAGGGCATGTGGATGGGTGGTGTCCCGCCGCTCGGCTACGACGTCGAGAACCGGCGGCTGGTACCCAACGAAAAGGAGGCCAAGCTCATCCGGAATATCTTCCAGCGTTTCGTCGAACTCGGCTCCGGCACGCTGCTGTTCAAGGAGCTGAAGCTGGATGGCGTGACCTCCAAGGCATGGACCACGCAGGACGGCAAGACTCGCGAAGGCAAGCCGATCGACAAGGGACTGATCTACAAGCTGCTCAACAACCGCACCTACCTCGGCGAACTGCGCCACAAGGAGCAGTGGTACCAGGCCGAACATCCACCCATCATCGACCGCGCGTTGTGGGATCAGGTGCACGCCATCCTGGCCACCAACGGCCGGGTGCGCGGCAATGCCACCCGGGCGACCGTGCCGTACCTGCTCAAGGGCATCGTATTCGGCAACGACGGACGGGCGCTGTCGCCGTTTCACACCACCAAGAAGAACGGCCGGCGCTACCGCTACTACGTGCCGCAGCGCGAGAACAAGGAGCACGCGGGCGCGTCGGGGCTGCCGCGACTACCAGCCGCTGAACTCGAATCCGCCGTGCTGGACCAGCTGCGCTCGATCCTGCGATCGCCGGCTCTCTTGGGCGACGTCCTGCCGCGCGCTATTGAACTGGATCCCAGTCTCGACGAGGCCAAGGTCACGGTCGCCATGACACGGCTCGACACGATTTGGGACCAGCTGTTCCCGGCCGAGCAGACGCGCATCGTCAAGCTGCTGGTCGAGAAGGTGATCGTGTCGCCCAACGATCTCGAAGTGCGATTGCGCGCCAACGGCATCGAGCGCTTGGTGTTGGAACTGCAACCGGCGGGCGTTGCCCAGCCCGAGGAGGCCTTGTCATGAGCGAGATCCGCATCCACAAGACGGGCGAGCCCGACATCGTCAAGGCCAGCGATGGCCGGCTGACGTTGTCGGTGCCGATCCAGATCAAGCGGCGCAGCGGGCGCAAGCTGGTCACGCTGCCCACCGGCGAAACGACCAAGGCCAGACCGTGGGACGCGGCGGCCACACCGCTGCAACTGGCGCTGGCCAGAGGCCATCGGTGGCTGGCCATACTGGAGTCGGGCGAGGCCAAGTCCCTCAAGGAGATCGCCGCTGCCGAAGGGATCGACAACAGCTACGTCAGTCGCATGGTCAACTTGACCACGCTGGCGCCGGACATCGTTGCCGCTATCCTGGACGATGCCATGCCGAACCATGTCACGCTGTTCGACTTGGCTGTCGATCCGCCGGCGCTATGGGAGGAGCAGCGCGCCAGGCTCCACGGCGCCGTCGCAGAGACGAAATGAGTTCCCTCCGGGTAGGCAATGCTGAAAAACAACCGCTTGATCGGTCCGCGCGTAACTTGTTGATTTTTAATGGTGCAGATCAGGGTCTTTGCGGACTTCCGGCCTTTCGCGGAGAGCACGACCGGAGAGAAGAATGGCCTGGAGAGAGTGGAAAGCGGCCATGGACGGGCCACTTGGCCGGCCGGCGAAGTCCGCAGGCGTTCGCAGAAATCCGCGCAAACACGCGGGAACCGCTGCGATCAGGCAAGAAAAAACCCCAACCGAGAGTGGTTGGGGTTTCGATATTGGTGGAGCCGGCGGGAATCGAACCCGCGTCCGCAAGTCCTCTACAGAGCGTTCTACATACTTAGTTCAGTCATTTGATTTAACCGCCGCATCGCGGACGAACACGCTCTACGACGGCGATTCACTAGGGTTTTCGTCCTCGGGCCCGTGACGCACCCGAGGCTTATCTGACGTAAATGACCTCGCTGGTCTTGCGACCCTAGCCCGTCAGCGAGCCAGTGCGAGGACGGCAGCCCTTAGGCTGCCAGTGCGTAACGTTCGTCGTTAGCAGTTATTGCATTCCCATTGATTAACGAGGTGACGGGTCCTCGGTATGCCCGCTACTGCTTCGCAACCCACGTCGAAACCAGGTCGGCCCCAATAGAAGAAAGATGATTATCCCACAGATGGGTCACTTCAGCGCGAAATCAACC